TACGGGGCTCAAGATGTTTATTTAACCGGTAATCCTCAAATTACCTTCTGGAAAGTTACCTACCGTCGTCACACTAACTTCGCGATGGAATCCATTGAACAAACTTTCAATGGACAAGCTGATTTCGGTCGCCGTGTTACTTGCACTATTTCGCGCAATGGTGATTTAGCTTATCGTACATACTTACAAATTACTTTACCAGAAATTGGTCAAGGTATGGCTGCCGCCGACAGCAGTGTATATGCCAGATGGTTAGATTTCCCAGGTGAACAATTAATCGCTCAAGTTGAAGTTGAAATTGGTGGTCAACGTATTGACCGTCAATATGGTGACTGGATGCATATCTGGAATCAATTAACATTATCGAGCGAACAAGAACGTGGTTACAACAAAATGATTGGTAACACCACTCAATTAACATACATTTGCGACCCAACTTTTGCCGCGGTTGACGGACCTTGCTCTGCTGACGGTGTCCGCCAAGTTTGTGCTCCCCGTAATGCTTTAGCTGAAACCACATTATATGTTCCTCTTCAATTCTGGTATTGCCGTAACCCTGGTCTTGCTCTTCCATTAATTGCGTTACAATATCACGAAGTTAAAATTAACTTAGATATTCGTAATATTGAAGAATGCTTATGGGCGGTTGATTCATTAAATACTTCAGCCAGCAAAAAAGTTGAACAAGCATACAAAACATCGTTAGCAGCTGCTTCGTTATATGTTGACTATATTTTCTTAGACACTGATGAACGCAGACGTATGGCGCAAAATCCCCACGAATACTTAATTGAACAATTACAATTCACCGGTGATGAATCGGTTGGTTCGTCGTCCAACAAAATTAAACTTAATCTTAACCATCCTTGCAAAGAATTAATCTGGGTTGTTCAACCTGATGCCAATGTTGATTATTGTGCTTCGTTAGCGCAAAACGAACCATTAAATGCTCTTATGGGTGCTCAACCTTTCAATTACACTGATGCCTTAGATGCTTTACCTAATGCCGTCCATGCCTTCGGTGGTCAAGATGCTGTTTCTGGAAGTAACGCTTTCATCACTGGAGGTGGCCTTTTCCAAGATCCATTCTCCAATGATGTTGCAGGTGGAACTGCTCACCCTGGAATCACTGGTGCTCAAGATTCGGGTGTCTCCGATGCCGGAACCTTCGTCTTAGCTGAAACTGCATTAGATATGCATTGCTGGGGTGAAAATCCAGTTGTAGTTGCTAAATTACAACTTAACGGACAAGACCGCTTCTCGGAGCGTGAAGGTACATACTTCGACTTAGTCCAACCTTTCCAACATCACACACGTGCGCCTGATACCGGTATTAACGTATACTCTTTTGCCCTCCGCCCTGAAGAACATCAACCCAGTGGCACGTGCAATTTCTCGCGTATTGATAACGCCACTTTACAATTAGTCCTCTCCAATGCTACAGTCCAAGGTGTCTCGACCGCCAAAGTCCGTGTCTACGCTGTTAACTACAATGTCCTCCGTATTATGAGCGGAATGGGTGGATTAGCCTATTCAAATTAATTTAAGTGTTATTTTTATTTTTACATTTTAAATAAAAATAACTAAAAAATATTTTAAAAGTGCTTTTAAAAAGCGGAAACAAAAATAACTTAAAGAAATAACTATAAATAATATTATAAAAAATGACTTCATTAAATATTGTAGATTTAATTACAAATAATCCTATTACAAAACTAACTGAAACACATAATAATAATTTATTAAATAAAGTAAAAAATAGTTTTAATGAATCAGAGCAACAATTATTTATAGCAAGTTTTTATAGTTATTTAAATTACCATAAAACAGATGATTATATTGTGGATTTAGATAATATTTGGAAATGGCTGGGATTTAATAAAAAATATAATGCAACTAATTGTTTAGAAAAATATTTTAAACTAGATAATGATTATAAAAAAACCGCTCCTGAAGCATCAGGAGCGGTTTTTAAAGTAAAAAAAAATGGTGGACAAAATATTCAAAAATATTATTTAAATGTTAAAACATTTAAATCATTATGTTTAAAAGCACAAACAAAAAAAGCAGATGAAATCCATGAATATTATCTTAAAATGGAAGAACTTATTCAAGAAGTATTAGAAGAAGAAGCAATTGAAATGAAAAATAAATTATTAATTAAACAAAATGAATTAGAAAAACTTGAAGAAAACAAGAAAAAAGAATTAGAAAAACTTGAAGAAAATAAGAAAAAAGAATATGAAGAAAAATTAATCAAAGAAAAAGCATTAGAAAGACAAAAAATTTTACTTAAAGAATTTGGAAATAGTGAATCATTAATATATATTATTAAAGTTAAATCTTATAATAATGGAGAATATGTTATTAAACTTGGAGAAAGTCGCAGAGGCATTATGGGTCGTTTTAATGAACATAAATCACATTATGAAGAATGCTTATTACTAGATTGTTTTTTTGTAGATAAAAGTAAAGATTTTGAGAGTTTTTTACATAACCATGAAAGTATTAGATTAAATAGAGTTACTGATTTGGCTAAACATAAAAATGAACGTGAATTATTTTTAATTGGAAAAGAACTATCTTATAAAATGTTATTAAAAATCATAGATAATAACATTAAATATTTTGAAAAAAATAATAATGATGAAGTAGAAAAATTAAAATTAGAATGTGAAAAATTAACATTATTAAATGAATTAAATAAAAATGGAAATATTAATTCATTTATTGAAGAAATAATAAAAAATAATAACACTAATAATGAAATTTTATTAAATAAAATAGATAACTTAGAAAAAATGAATAAAACGATACTTGAAAAATTAAATCTTCAACAAGTAAAAAATACAACAAATTTTAATCAACCATTAGTAACATTAGGTCCACGACTTCAGCAAATTAATCCAGAGACTCTTAGTTTAATAAAAGTATATGATTCCGTATCTGAGTGTATGAGAGAAAACTATCAAATTAAAAGACCAAGTATTAATAAAGCAATTGTAGAAAATACAATTTATCATGGTTATAGATGGTTATATATTGATAGAGAATTAGATCCATATATAATTAATAATATTCAACCTACAAAAAAAACCAAAGTTCAAAATTTAGGTTATATTGCAAAATTAGATAAAGACAAAACACAGATTATTAATGTATATTTAGATCGTAAAACCGCGGCATCAGCCAATAATTTTGATTCTCCATCTGCATTAGACAATCACGTAAAAAATAATTCAATAATAAATGAACATTATTATATTTTGCTAACTAATTGCGATTTAAAATTAGTATCTGATTTTTTAAACAAAAATAATTTGAAAGAAATATGTTTGTTTAAAAATGGTATTGGTCAATATAATAGCGAACAAGAACTTATTCAAGAATTTATATGTAAATATGATTGTATAAAAAAATTACATATTAGTGATAAAACATTAACAAAAGCATTAACTAGAAATGTAGCATATAATAATAATTATTTTAAAACTATTGGTAGTAAATTAGAAATTTAATAATTATAAAATTTTATAATATTATTTAATATTAATAAGTAATGCAAGTAAGTTTAGTAAAAAGCAGTTTTTATTTTACATATATATTCTTAATTACAACTGGAACAATATGTTTTATTGAAGCTTTGCGTAATCCTGTTCCTCAAATTCGCCATATTATGAATTTAGAAACTTGTATATCAGTTGTTGCTGGATATTTTTATGGGTTATTTGTAGCAAAAATTAATAAAGCAGAAAAAGATGCAGAAGAAAACCCTGAACAAAATAAAAATCAAAATAAAGAATTAGAATTACCTTTAGAAAAAATTAATGATATGCGTTATACTGATTGGGCTATTAGCACTCCTCTTATGCTTTTAGTTTTATGTATGGTATTAGGTTATGAAAATAAAAAAGTAGTAAGTTTCTTACCATTTATGTTAATATTAATATTTAATTTCCTTATGTTGGGCGCTGGATATATTGGAGAACTAGGTAAATTAACTAGAACAATGGCAAATAGTATTGGATTCTTATTTTTCTTTTTAATGTATGGTACCGTTTGGAAAGTATATATGACGGGAGCTAAACGTACCACACAATCGGTTATTATATTTGGATTATTTGCATTTTTATGGTCGTTATATGGTGTATTATATCAAACAGATAAAATGACAAAAGTGTTTGGTTATAATATATTGGATTTATTAAGTAAAGCATTTGTTGGTATTTTCTTCTGGTTTTATTTAACAAAATCTATTAGATTTTAGGATATATTTATAAGTCAATTAAATTTTCACATTTGACAATTTTGGATTTTAAAATTTCTGAAATTTTTTCTTGTAATTTAATATTTAATTTTTCTAATGTTTCACATTTTAATTTCATTTTATCCAATTCATCTTTATATTCATATGCTAATTTTTTTTCTTCTCTCAATTCTTTACATTTTTTATCAAATGCTTCTTTTAAATCATTTGAAGTTCCAAATTCTTCTTTAAATAATTGATTAGCAGGATATAAACATTTTTTTTTATGCTTTGCCGTATTAAAATGACTTGCAATCAATGATGAAAATTTTCGTGGATAAAAACTTGTTCCACAACAAATACAACCATTTTGATATTTATCTTGTAAATCTCTAATATTTAAATCTACTTTTTCTGTATTATTTTCATTAATTTTAGGTTCATAAATTGGGAGGGTTAGAACAATAGATGTCATAAATAAATTATATTATATTTATCAATTAATTTTAATAATTAATTTTAATAATTAATTTTAATAATTAATAAGATTAAAAATAATATAATATTAAATTATCAATTTTTTTGAATCATATTATATTTCATTAATATAATATAATATGAAAAATATATTAGAAAATGTTGGTAATAATTTACATAATTTAGTAAGATTTCAATTTAATAAAATTCAAATTTTATTTTTTTCAATGTTGTTTTTTTCATTGGTATATATGTTATTGGATGATAAACATTTTGAAGGAGTAAATAAATTCAAAGAAATTGTAAAAGAAGAAGTAATAAAAGATAAAGTAAAAAAAGAAATAACTGAAAATTATGCAAATCTTGATTCAAAAGAAACTATAGAAATAGATAAAAATTTAGATAAATATTATACTAAAAATAAAGTTTTAGAAGAAAAAGCAATTGATAAAGCAACGAAAGAAACAGAAATTGAAACAACTGAAGAAGAGCTTGACCCAACAAAAGTAGATCCATCCTTATTTACAAAATATTTAAATCGTCTTTATTTTGCGGTTGTAACTGGGTGTCTTTTAGGTTATGGTGATATTTTTCCTGTATCAAATATTTCAAAAACATTAGCAGCTTTACAAGGTCTTTTGACAGTTAGTTTGATTATTTATTAGTTAAGGAAACCTATGTTTCCTTATGAACCTTCCTATTTTAAAATAAATAAACTCGGAATTCTTTATGAGGTTTTCCTTATGATCCTTCCTAATTAAAATGTTGTATTAAATTATGGATGAAAATAATTTATTACAACAATGTTGGATTTGTATGGATGAGTTGAGTGATTATATATTACTTCCGGAAGAAGATGAATATTTTGGTCAAGATGTTGGAATATTTAAAAATACTTTTATAATTAAAAATTTTTATCATGACGGAATGGAGAGATTACCTATTTTTAGTTTTTTATATTTTACTTGTTGTAATAAATGTATAAATAATTATTTAAAATATTACAGGCGATTTTATAAAACATTGAATAGACGAGAGATTAGTGGAAAAATGTAAAAATTTATAATATTTAATATTTTCTATTATTAAAATATTAAATATTATGATTAATGATCTCTCAAATATTCAAATTTTAAAAGAAGATTTTAAGAGAGAACGCAAGCATAATGCAGTAAAATTGCCGGAATCAATAATACAAGAATCTATACCAAAATATGTGACTTATTATAAAGAATGTTATAATATTCAAAAAAAACTTTATAGGGAATTTTTTAAAATAGAAAAACATCCAAAAATGATAAAAGGTAAAGTTTATATTTCATCAAAATCAAATAAAATACATATATTAGAAAAGTTAGAAGAAATCAAAAAAATTTTAGAAAAATTAAATAATGTTGGAGAGAACGAAGAAAATGAAATACAAGTAAAAAATGAAATAACATTACCAAAATATATTTCTCTCAAAAATCATGAAAAAGATTTTAATAAATATTATTTAATTTATGATAAAAAAACAAACTCCAAAAGAATTAGTTTAAGATCATTGTTTACTAAAAATAATCCAATAAATATTAATATATCACTATTTCTCTCAAAAGTAGAAGAGAAAATCTTTGAAATTGATGAAAAAATTAATAATACTAATAATATTAAAGATTAATCTTCTCTATTAATTTCAATAACTAAATCTGTTCCGCATATATCAGGCTTACTACAAGTAATGCTTTTAAATTGTTCTTTAAAATTTTCTATAGTTGTAGTATTTATTATTGGTGCATCTTGTAATAATTTTTCATATTCTTTAAATGAAGTATTAACAAATTCAGAAACAGGTATTCTATCATTGTGATTAAGTGCTAACTGTAATTTAATGGAACGATAAAAATTACCATATAATCTTGAAGATAATTTATGTTCGCTTGCTTTTTCATCTGCATTATAAAATTGTTTTAATGATTGCATTAATGATGATACTAAACCAAGAAAACCTACTAAATACATAATACTTTCATAATAATTAGATGAAGTAGATGATAATGATAATGAAGATGATAATGTAGTAATTAAAATACTTGCTATTGAAATTATATTACTTTTTTTACGCCAATATTTTCTATCTTTTGAATGCATTATTGAGAGACCAGCACCTTTCTCTCCCCAACTCTTTAATAAATCTTCAATAGAATTATTCCATTCTTTAATAGCAAGATTATCTTTATTATTTTCTTGAGTTTCTATGTTTTTATTGGTTTTAATGGTTTTATTATTCTCGCTTTTAAAATCAAAATTTTTGGTTTTTTTTAGCTCAGGACTATTGCTCTCTGTGTTCAATAAATTTTCAGTCAATTCATTATTTGAACTATTATAATCCATAATATATATTAATTTTTTATTTTTTAATATTTAAAATTAAAAATTGATAAAATAAAATTTTTTAAATTATGTAGTATATTAAATATATTATGGAATCTACTATTCAAGAAGTTGTTGCTATTTTGGATCGTTCTGGTTCTATGAATGGTAAAGTAGATGACACATTGGGCGGTATTAATGCTGCATTTGAACAACTAAAAACTGAACAAGAAGCAAATACGACAATTAAGGTTTCTGTAAAACTTTTTGATCACGAAGAAGAACTATTATTTCGGTCTATTGATTTAAAACATGTTCGTCCTATTGAAAGACGTCAATATATTCCACGAGGCACAACAGCACTTTTAGATGCGCTTGGTAATAGTCTCAATTATTTTATGACAAAAAAACTCCAAGATTCCTGTGCCTATACTTCGTGTGTTATTTATGTGGTGACAGATGGAATTGAAAATTCAAGTCAAACTTATAATGCAGAAAAAATTAAATCAATGATTGTCGAAGCAGAAAAACAATATAATATTAAAATTATCTATTTAGGTGCAAATCAAGATGCAATTTTAGAAGCATCTAAATATGGTATTTCCACAGATAGTGCATTAAATTACAGTGAAAATTCACAAAATGTAGAATCTGCATACCGTTCATTGGCTTCTGCTGTGAAGCGTGTAAGAACAGGCGAATATAGTGGATTTACTAATATTGAAAGAAGAACTGCTTCACAGGTTTCCGAACCACCTCCTGTTACTCGGCAAAGATATTAAAGAATTAAAGAATTAAAGAATTAAAGAATTAAAGAATTAATAAAATAAATTGAATATTAATTTTTTTTAATCATCTACAGATAGTTCAATAACTATAAGTTATAAATATATTTTTTAATTTTACATAACAAAATTTTTGTAAAATTAAAAATATCTTCTTCTATTATAATGTTATTAAATAAACATAATTTTATAAATGCTTTAGCAAGTATTGAAATAACCGATTCTAATAAAAAAAGAAGGTGGGATACTTTTTATAAAAATAATACTTGTAATTATTGGAATAATTTATTATGGAAAAAAATATTAGAAAGCGAGTTTATAAATGGTAAAGAAATTGATAAAAATGAATTTTTTGATTTTTGTGAATATTATTGCACTAAAGAAAAAAGTGAAGCGTTATTTAATAAAATAAATCAACGTTCCCGTTCAATTAATTTTTTAGAATTTGAAGATTTTCTAGAAATAATAGATTTTAAAGATTATAATAAAATAATGAATTCGTTGGAAAAGAATCAAAATTTAAAAAATATACACGAATCACATGAAGAATTAAATGAAAATAGTGAATTTTCATTAATAAAAAGCCAAAATCAAAATCTTATTACCAACGAAGCCACTTTATTGGACTTAGAATTAGAAAAAGCAGATAATAAACATAAATTTACATCAATTATATCAAATGGGGTTTTTTCACCACATGATTCACGTGATTGGTTATATGATAATTATTTAAATCAAAATAATTATAGTTTGCCAATTGTATTAGATTATAGAAATGATTTACTTCCAGTACGTAATCAAGAAAATCAAGGTTCTTGCTTCGCAATGAGCATTGCTTGTATGAAAGAGTACCAAGAAAAACAAGATTATGGTTTAAATGAATATTTATCACCACAATTTTTTTATAATATTCGCGATAACTTATATGATAATAATAAAAATAATGATGAAGGTATGTATGGAAGAAATGTTATGAAATTATTAATGAAATATGGTATATGTAGTGAAAACTTATATTCATATGGAAGAATTCAATATAAAGATAAAATTCCAGAATCTTGTTTTAAAGAAGCTGAAAATCATAAGATAAAAGGTTATGGAAGAGTATTAAGTATTGAAGCATTAAAATATAGTTTAAAATATAATGGACTTTGTTTAATAGTTTTTCCGATTTATAATTATGGACCCGAAATGTGGATAAAAAATGAAAATGACAAATTTTTAGGAGGTCATGCTATGACAATTGTTGGGTATTTGGAAAAATGTTTTATTATAAGAAATAGTTGGGGTCCAGATTGGGGCGATAGTGGTTATAGTTATTATTTATTTAGTGATTGGGGTGCTCATTGGGAAATTTGGACAACTATTGATATTAGCGGTAGCAAAAAACTAAAATTTGTTTCACCTCAACCAAAACCATTTGTTTATCCGAATAGACCATCCACTCCAATTCCTATACCCGATTCTAGTAAATTTTTAGATTTAAAAGATGTAATTTTGAGAGACGATGATGAACCATATATTAGACCTCCTTCAACATCTAGTTTAGAAAAAGAAGAACAATCTGAAAGAGAGAAAGAGTTGGAATTTGAATTAGAAATTTCAGAAGATTCTAAATATACAATAAAACCATTTAACAACATTTTAAAAATATTTGAAGAATTATTTAAAAATATTAAAAATCTTTTTTTTTAATTTTTTATTAATAATTATTATGTAATTTTAATAAGTATGATTTATTAAAATTACATTGGGTGGGGTTCGAACCCACGAGGCTTTCGCCATACGAACTTGAGTCGTACCCCTTAGACCACTCGGGCACCAATGCAAATAAAAAATGAATAGAAATTTACTTTATCTACTATATATATGTATTAAAATTTGTTTATATTATTTTATTTTATATTTAAATATTTTATTTTATTACATAAAAATAATTATAGAAAAATGGGACACTCAAAGTTGATATTATTGATGTAGTGTATAGATTTCTTACTGTGCTATTTGAAAATCTAACATATATTAAACTTAAATCCATTGTTCTTGTTGTTGAAATATAAACCCAAATAAATTGCATTATTAATGCAATTAAAGCATGTTTATGATTTAAAATTATTAATGGTGGATTATAATAAATATATATACATGGTAAAGTATGTAAAATAAAATTTCCACTATGAAATTCAATATAACCACAATTTATTTTTTTTCTTATTTTTACAAACGCATGATTATCATATATAACGCCACTATGAAATGTCACAAAAATTGACCAAGTCCAACAGCAATTAATACAATAAAATGTTGTAAAATTTTTATAATATATATTATAAAAAAGACAAGCAATATTCCAATGTGTAAAACTGTTAAATTTAATATTTTTATTACAAATCTTTACCATTTTATTATAATAATAAAAGTTATAATCTTTAATAATTATAAAAATTGATATATTTTTAAATAATATTAAAAATATATTAATAGTAACTAAATAAATAGAAGATATGGTATCAGTTAAGAAGCCAATTATTATTTCATTCGATGGTAATATCGGTTCTGGTAAATCAAGTGCTGTTCAATATTTTAAACAGAATTTTGAAAAGTTTTGCAATCTTAAAACTCATCATTACAAAGTTTGCTTTTTAGACGAACCCGTAGAACAATGGGAATCTATTATTGATGTAGAAGATGGTAAAAATGCTATTCAAAAATTTTATGAAAATAATGAAAAATATGCATTTCCGTTTCAAATGATGGCTTATATTAGTAGATTAAGTCTTTTTAAACAAGCATTAAAACAAGATTATGATATTATTTTTACAGAAAGATCAATGTTTACCGATAAAAATGTGTTTGCACAAATGCTTTATGATAGTAAAAAAATGAATACTATTGAGTTTCAAATTTATTTAAAATGGTTTGATGAATTTTTAGAAACTATTAATACTATTAAAACAGTTTATATTCGCACTAGTCCTGAAATTTGTGAAAAAAGAGTATTAAAAAGAGCACGACTGGGAGAAAATATTCCACTTCAATATTTAAAAGATTGCCATCATTATCATGATAAATGGTTAAACGAACCAGAAAAAATTGAAGAAGGAAATGTATTAGTAATTGATGGAAATGAAGAAACAAATACTAGTGTATTTATAGAAAATAAATATTACGAAGAATTAATGGAAAAAGTGTTTAAGTTTATGAATTAATGAAATCCAGGTTTCCTTATAATCCTTCCTATTAAATATTTTATTATTTATTATTTTTTATTATTACTTATTATTATTTATTATTTTTTTTATCTAAAATATATTTTAAAATAATTTAAAAGATTATTAATAATTTAAAGTATAATTATATGGATTTAGGGGTTGTAAGTGTTGATACACAAAAAGATGTCAATGTCGAAACATATGCGTTTCAGGCTGAAATTAATCAATTAATGTCTCTTATTATTAATACATTTTATTCAAATAAAGAGATTTTTTTACGTGAATTAATTTCAAATTCTTCAGACGCATTAGATAAAATTCGTCATCAATCACTTACAGATCAAACCGTATTAGATACAAATAACGAACTATATATTCGTATTATTCCAGATAAAACAGAAAATAGTCTAACTATTGTAGATTCGGGTATCGGTATGACTAAAAATGATATGATTACAAATCTCGGTACTATTGCACAGTCAGGTACAAAAGGTTTTATGGAAGCAATGCAGGCAGGTAGTGATGTAAATATGATTGGTCAGTTTGGTGTAGGGTTTTATTCGGCATATTTAGCCGCAGACAGAGTTGTTGTTACATCTAAACATAACAATGATGAACAGTATACTTGGGAGTCAAGTGCCGGGGGTTCTTTTACTGTAAAAAAAGATGAATCAGGTGATGTTCTTGGTCGTGGAACAAAAATTACTTGTTATTTAAAAGAAGACCAACTTGAATATTTACAAGAAAGTCGTCTAAAAGAACTTGTTAAAAAGCATTCTGAATTTATTAACTATCCAATTAATCTTTATGTAGAAAAAACTACTACAAAAGAAGTAGAAGATGAGGAAGAAGATGCTTGTGAAAAATGCGATGATGTTAAAGAAGATACTGATGAACCTAAAATTGAAGATGTAGAAGAAGATGAAGATGAAAAAGCAAAAGCAGAAGCAGAATCAAAACCCAAAAAAACAGTTACAGAAGTGCATAACGAATTTGAATTACTAAACAAACAAAAACCAATTTGGACTAAAAAGTCTGAAGATGTAACAAGTGAAGAATATGGTTCATTTTATAAATCTCTTTCTAATGATTGGGAAGATCATTTAGCGGTTAAACATTTTTCAGTAGAAGGTCAGTTAGAATTTACAAGTCTTTTATATGTTCCAAAACGTGCTCCATTTGATTTATTTGAAAACAAATCTAAAAAAGCAGGAAATATTAAACTTTATGTGCGTCGTGTATTTATTACCGATACTTGTGAAGAACTTATTCCTGAATGGTTAGGTTTTGTAAAGGGAGTTGTAGATTCTGAAGATCTTCCGCTAAATATTTCTCGTGAAATGTTACAGCAAAATAAAATTCTTAAAGTAATTAAAAAGAATCTTGTTAAAAAATGTATTGAATTATTTGGAGAAATTAAAGAAAATAAAGAGGACTTTGTAAAATTCCATGAACAGTTTGGTAAAAATATTAAACTTGGAATTCATGAAGATTCTGCTAATCGTGAAAAACTATCTGATTTACTAATGTTTTATTCTACTAAATCTGACAATGAGATGGTAACATTTAAAGAATATATTGAAAATATGCCAGATGACCAAAAATCAATTTATTATATTACAGGCGAGAGTAAGAAAGCAGTAGAAAATTCTCCATTTATTGAAAAATGTAAAAAACGCAATTATGAAGTTCTTTATTTAACTGATCCTATTGATGAATATTGTGTTCAACAGTTAAAGGAATTTGATGGAAAATCTCTAGTATGTGTTACAAAAGAAGGACTTAAATTTGAAGAAAGCGAAGAAGAACAAAAATGCTGGGAACAACTAACAACTGATTACGAACCTTTTACAAAAAAGGTTAAAGAACTACTAGGGGATAGAGTGGAAAAAGTAGTATTAAGTGAGCGTGTTGTAGATTCTCCTTGTGTGCTTGTAACAGGTGAATTTGGTTGGTCAGCAAATATGGAACGCATTATGAAAGCACAGACTCTTCGAGATAGTTCAATGACTTCTTATATGATGCCAAAGAAGACAATGGAAATTAATCCGTCACACCCTATTATTAAAGAACTTAAACAGCGATTTATTAAAGACGCGGGTGATAGTACGTTAAAAGATATTGTAAATTTAATGTTTGAATCTTCAATGATTAATTGTGGGTTTAGTCTTGAAGAACCATCTACTTTTGTAAATCGTATTAATAATATGATTAAAATGGGGCTTTCTTTAGACGATGATGATGACGATGATAGCGAGGATGATGAACCAAATGCAAAAGTAAATATTGGTGATGAAACTTTAGATCCGGAAACTATTAAAGCTGAAGTATTAGAATCTTTAAAAACAGATAAAAGTGATGTTGAAGATATTGAAGAATCAAAAATGGAAGAAGTGGATTAATATGGGGAAATCACCACATACGCGATTTTTTATAGGTTTCCTTATAATCCTTCCCATATAACATAACATTGTGATGGCATTTTTTATATAAAACAAATATAAAAAATGTAGGAAGGTTTTAAATGAAACCCAGATTTCTTTTATTAAGATTGACTCATAAATCCACCATCAAATAGAATTTTCTCTATTGTATAATATGTAGCATTTGTAACTTCATAAATATGGTTTGTATATGCATTATAAACTTTATATTTATAATCTACAATTTTAAAATTCATTAATATTAAATTGTCTGTTAAATGGTGTGAATTTCTTATAAATTTATGTGATAATATTTGCGAATATTTTGCATAAAGTTTATAAATATGAATTATATATGATCTGTTATTGGTTACATATTCAAAATATTTGAAACGTGTAAAATCATCTTTATCATATGCCTCAAAAATGTCACAACTAAATTTTTTTAATTTATTAATCATTATGGCTTCTATAGTTTTCAATCTTTGTTTATGATAATATTCTTGTCTAACATTGTGTAAAATTATATATTGAATATCATCTGGTAATTTTGCATAAATATTATTGATTGTTTTTCGTTGTTTATAGCCGCGATAATATGCTTGAATAACAATAGCAATTTTTGTAATATAAAAATTATAATGAAACCAACATATTTTTTTATTATTATATTTGTATAATGTTTTATGTTTATTTTTACAAGTTTTTCCATTTATATTTTTACATTGACATCTTTTTGGCTTATTAAATGTTGGTTCAATTATAGTATTACTCATTATTACTATATAATTTATTATTAATTATAATTATTTAATAATAAATTTTCAATTTTTATTTAATAATTATAATTTACACATAAAAAGTAAGTTTATTTGTTATTTTTATGTTTTTACCCGTAAAATCACCTGTTCCAATATTAAGTGAAGTATCATTTGTTTTCCATTCAGAATCGGCTTTACTATAAATAAATTGTTTAGATGTTCCATCTGTAAAACTAATATCTATACCCGCATTTGGAGAGGATTGTGCAGCATTTAATCTTATACGATTATCTGAAATGTCTACTATTGTTGAATTTATAGTTGTTGTGGTTCCTTGAACAGTTAAATTACCTGCAATTATTAATGTTCCTGTTTCGTCTCCATGTGCTGCTGGGTCTATAGTCATATTAGATGGACCTTTAATAGTGCCTGACAAAGATAAGTCAGTAATCCCGGATAAAGCACCCAGATTTAATGTTGCGATTCCATCAGTTAATGAACCACCGGTAATAACACTTGAAGCAGTTATTTTATTAGCACCTGTTAAATCTGATTCTATTATTTTGAATCCACCTGAAAAATCTATATTTCCAAAAGAAGCATCTGAATATTCATTTAATAAATTAGCAATTTTTTTTTTAGATTTCCAATCATTACTTGTTGTTGGTTTATATATTTGATTCATGTTTTTCTTGGGAATATCAGCGTTAGTTGTTAAAATATTAGAGTATTTTTGCCAATCTTCTAATTTTATATCACTTAATGATGTAAAATTAGTGCCTAATTTACTCTCTACATCTGCAAGAACACTGACTGGATCACTAATTTCAGCGACTCCTTCTCCCTCGTAAATTCCACTTGGTATAATTTCAGAATCTCTTTCCATAATAACTAAACCACCTGTTTCATCAATACCTAATTTACTTTTATCACCTATAAAAATAGAATTATCAGCAACATATAAATCACGTACTTTATATTCGGCACTACCGATATCAAATGTATCGTTGGTTGTAGGTATTAAATGTGATGAATAATTTATTGCATTATTACTATTGGAAGCATTTAAAGTTCCGCTGATATCAACATTATTAAATGATGCGTCTCTATTGTCTAAAAACACATTACCTAAACTTGTATTTACTGTTTGTATTATTCCGTCCATAGATGGAATGTAAAGTTCTTGTGCCATAAAACAATTTATATTATTATCATCATAACCAACGACGCCGCTTGAAGTATCTATATTATTACCGTCGTCATATATTTGATATTTTAAATAATAACTGATATTTGCAGAACTATCTGGGCTATCTACGTAATCAAAATTGTAAATTCCATTTTGTATTGTACCAAATACACTTCCAAAAGACATATCACTAAATAAAGCAGTTTCGGTACCATTTATAACACGTAATAATTGAAAACTTATTAATTGTTCGCTTTCGGCAGACGCAATATAACTTATTTTACCATGTAAAAATACTTTTGAATTATTTGATAAAGGACTATAATTAACAATATAACCAGAACCACTCAAATCAATCCAACTATTTCCTGTTTTTGTTAAATTAGTTAACAAATTAGTGTGAGATACAAACGCATAGTTATTATATGTATTTGGAATCTTTACAGAAGAATTATCTGTTTGTAAGTCATTGGCAAAAACAGCATTACCATATACTCTTAGATTATTTGATACATCTAAATATGTAGTATTTACTAGACCACCGGATACATTTAAATAAATATTATTATTATCTGAAGCAGTTAAATTTAAGTTATCACCACTAACTGATTGTAAATTATACGCATGAATTTTCCAACTTTTAGAATCATTATTAAAATTATGTATAACCTTTGACATTTTTATATATATAAAAAATATAAAAAATACAAAAAATTTGAATAAATATTCTAAAAGCCGGGCAATTAATAAAAAAATAAAATAATATATTACAGGCGATAATGTATGCAAATTGTAACATAATAAACCCAACAAATAAACATTTATTCACTTTTATTATGTTACACCCGATGCAATGTGATTCAAATTATTTCAATGATTTTTTAGAATATTTTGAGAATATACATAAAACAAAATATATTTATAATTCTATCAAATTTATATTTCCTGAATCACCAATTATGGACGTAGATTATCCTAAAAATAAACAACACCAAATAAAGTCTTGGTATAATTATTATACTTGTTATGATAATTTAAATAAAATAGATAAAATAAATGTGCAAGATTTCGAGAGAAGCAGTGAAAGAATAATAAATATTGTTTATAATGAAGCATTTATATTAAATAAATTCACGTCTATTTATTTATTTGGCGTCTCTCAGGGGGGTACATTATTATTTAATATTTTGAATAAATTACCAAGACCAGTTGGTGGTATTTATTGTATTAAAACAATTTATATGGATAAATATATAAAATTAAAAAATAATAAAAAAACTCCTCTATATATTTTTTCTGGTGCGAGAGACAATATTTATAATTATAAATTTCAAAAATTTTGTTATGAAAAATTAAAAAAAAGAAAATATAATATAAATTATACCATTATTGATAATTTAGACCATCATGGCATAAGTAATTATGAGCATAAATTTATAATACATAATTTTATAAACAATTTAACTGCTACAATGGTATAGGTTCTCTCAAAAAATAAAAATAAAAATAAAAATAAAAATAAAAATAAAAATAAAAATAAAATTATAAAAAATTTCAAATATTATTTATTAAAGTTAAAAAAGACTATAATTTAAAATTATAGAAATATTATGAAATTTTTTATAATTTTATTTTTATTTTTTGAGAGAATTCATATACTTTAGAAATTAAGTGGGTTCTCTCAAAAAATAAACATATATTCAAAAAAAAAATATTTATTTATTATAATGGTTAGTTGTAATAGTTTAATTAGCAAATATAATTTAAACAAAGAAAATATAAAAAAATGGTTATCTGCTAATCATCCCGATAAAAAGGATCATCCCAATAAAGATGATAATGTAACCGTTGATGAATTTAATAAAATTTTAGAATGTTATAAAGATGAAAAATTTAATAAAACATTTAAAAAAGAAATTAAGAAAGAAATGCAAAATACAAAAAAAAATCGTGCAAAAATATTTAGTTGTATGCGTAAAACGGCCAATTTTGGTAAAATATTAAATCATCATAAATTTGATAAACAATCTTTCAGCCAAAAACAATTTTTAGATGATGTAGCAGAAGCATCTCCAAAAATTATACAATTAATGAAAAATATTGAAAATTTAGATGCATTAGATAAAAAAAATCATGGAAAAAAATTTAAACATTTTATTTTTTCTGATGTAAAAGAAGGTGGTTGTGGTGCAAAAATATTAGCATCTGCTTTTATGGCTGCTGGTTTTCATAATGTTATTAAAGCACGAAAAGTTCCTAATATACAAAAATTAAAATTATATATAGATTCTAAAGACGGGACAGATAAAAATTTTGGATTATTATGTTCAAATGCAATATATGGTTCTACATTTAATGAAAAAGTAAAAAAAGAATTATTAACATTATTTAATAGTCGCCCAGGTAACATATATGGTAATAAAATACGTTTCATAATATTTGATAGCGGTTTCAAAGAAGGTATTGATCTCTTTGATGTTAAATATGTCCACATTTTTGAACCATCCATGACAATTGCTGATTTAAAACAAACAGTTGGTCGTGCAACACGTACTTGTGGTCAAAAAGGTCTTGAATTTCAAGATGGAAAAGGTTGGCCGTTATATGTATATAATTATTATTTGACTGTTCCAGATATTACAAGCAATACTTTTGCATCTTCAAAATTTTTAACATATAATATAACAGATCCAAAAAATGATGAAAATGATGAAAAAGATGAAGATGTATTAATTTTTAAAGATATTGAGAAATTAAATGATGCAACTATGCTGTATAGTGAATTTGATAAAGCAATGAATAATTTAAGTAAGCAATTATTTGAATTAGCTGGTCAATTTGCAGTTGATTATAGTTTAACAAAAAATATGCATAACATTGAAGATTTAAATGAACAATTTATGGAAAAAGATTTTTATTTAACTGGTGGTGGAGGGCAAAAAAAAGATGTTTTCAAAAAATTAAATAAAGGTTCTAAATATTTTAAAATAGATTTTATAAATTGTAAAGGTAAATGTGGAAATAGAACAAGTAATGATGTTCCAGTAAGTCTTGATTTTATGAAACGTGTATATAAAAAATATAATCATCCTAATAAATTTTTACCAAAAACAAATCAACGAAAAGCATTATGTAGTTATATGTATAGTGTTCCACAATATTGTCAACAATTAAATTATGAATGGGCTTTACGTTATGCATATGTTCCTGAAATTATTGAAAAAAAATCTAAAAAAAATGTAAAAGATAATCTTGATGATTTAGATTTAGATGGCAATAGCGAAGAACCAATTGATGAAGATTATGAATCATTAAATTTTGAAGGAAAAAAAGATGATTCAATAAAATCACCCAATGCTAATCCATTAATACCATCTACAAAATTAAGTTTTATTGCAATGAGAAATTTTATTAAAACAAAATATAATTCAAAAGATTATATTTGGGAACCATTAACTATTGAAAATAAATGTGTTCCAAAACCAGGCGAAAAACCACCTGCAGCACATGAAATTGAACTTAATCCAACACAAAAATTTATTACTAATTATTTTTGCCCAGAATCACCATATAAAGGTATGTTATTATGGCATTCAGTTGGTACCGGAAAAACGTGTACAGGTGTTGCTACAGCATCTATGAGTTTTGAAAAACAAGGCTATAGCATTTTATGGGTTACACGTACTACACTTAAAAGTGATGTATGGAAAAATATTTTTGAACAAATATGTCATGCAGTTTTAAAAGAAGAAGTTAATTTAGGTCTTACATTGCCTGAAAATTTAACTCAACGTAAAAAATTCTTAACTTCCAATTGGTTAGAGCCAATATCATATAAACAATTCAGTAATTTATTATTAGGAAAAAATAAAAATTATGAAATTTTGAAACAACGTAATGGTGCAACAGATGTTTTAAAGAAAACATTGATTATTATTGATGAAGCGCATAAATTATATGGTGGAGATTTAAAAGCAATTGAAAGACCAGATACTAATGTTATGGAAAATTTAATAATGAATAGTTATAAAAAATCAGGAAAAGATTCATGCAAATTATTATTAATGACTGCAACACCATTTACAAATAGTCCTATGGAATTATTTTCCTTGGTTAATTTATTTGTTACTAATGAATCTGAAAAAATTACTACAGATAAAGATGAATTTAAAAAACAATATATGACTTCTGCAAATATATTAAGTGAAACGGGTGTTAAAAATTTAGCAAATAAATTATCGGGTTATATTAGCTATTTAAATCGTGAAAAAGATCCCACACAATTTGCACAACCTATTATGATAAATGTTCCTGTTTTAATGAATCATATTGATGATGATAAAGTAAGAGAAACAGTATATCTTAAAAAACAATTAGAAAAAGTAGACCAAAGTGTATTAGAACAAATTAAAATATTAAAAGAAAAAATAAAAGAATTAAAAAAAGAGTTTAAAGAAAAGAAGGCAATAGCAAAAGAGTATAAAAAATCAAAAACTATTACTAAAGAAGAATTAGATACAATAGATGAAGAAGTAGAACAATTAAAAGCTACAATAGACAAATTTATGACTGAGTTAAAAGAAGCAAATGAAAATAAAGGATTTACTAATGATACCACAAAATTAATGAAAGAAAAATTAAAATCAATTAAAAATTCATTAATACAAGAATATATATTGTTTACAAAATGCAAACATTTAAAATATATTGAATCTGGACCACATAACGTAACTAAAAAAATGCTTAGATTAGTAAGTAATAAATCTTTGTCGGGTTCGCATGATTCATCATATGCTAGTTCAAACAAAACTTCATTATCTGCAACATATAATCCAAAAACAACAACAAAAAAGAAACCAAAACAAAAAAAACAAAAAAAAGCAGAAACCAAAAACAATACTTACAAAAGTTTCTCAAATTAAATAATTATTATTAAATATTTTTCTAAATAGATTTAAAAATTTATAATATTTATTAATTAACTATTAAATATTATAATGTTTTTACTACAATTTGATGCATGTAATCGTGATATTTTAGGATTAGCTTCTATTGGATTCGTTTTATATTATAATTCAACCGTGGTTGCTAAACAATATTCAATGCTAAACGAAGCCTGCGATAGTAATTATGCAGAATATAAAGCATTAATAAGTGCTTTAAAATATGCTTCTAAATTAGAAATTAAAGATTTATATGTTGAAGGAGATGCTAAAATTGTAATAGATCAAATAAATAATATTTGCAATATAAATTATGAACGTGTTAAACCATTACATAAAGAAGTTAATAATTTAAAATCTAATTTTGATTTTATTACTTTTGAACATATTTATAGAAAATATAATACTTATGCAGATTCTCTCGCAAATCAAGCACTAATTGAACATTTTCTTAAATAAAATAATATTTTTTAATTATTATTATAAAAAATATTATTGGTTTTAAAAATTATCTATTGTTTTTTGTAACCAGCTTTACATTCTTTACTTTTTAATGCATCTGGATATTTCATTCCAGTTTTTTTGCAGAAATCTTTTACATGCATTATCCATTTTGAAGGGGGTCTTTTTCCTTTTCTTGTTCCTTTTTTTGTTCCTTTACCGCTTTTTTTCATTTTTTTACCACCTTTTTTTGATTTTCTGCTCCCTTTTCTACTTCCTTTTCTACGTTTTCCACCCAACATAGAACCTGTTTCAGGACCAGCATATCCTTCTACACCTCCTTCTTGTGCCACTTCTTCTGTTAATACTTGTTCTTCTGCTCCCATTATTTATAATATATAAATATATTATATTTTTTTAAAAATATTAAAATAAAGTTATTAATTAATACATATAAACAATTTAAAGTAATGCAAAATAACACTAATATAAAACGATCATGGGAAATTTTATTTACTAAATATAACAATAAATATGAAACAAAAAAAAAATCATTAAATAATATACTTGATTCTCTCAAAAATAGTCAATTTAATATTTATCCTAAAGAAGAAAATATATTCAAATGTTTTGAATATTTTGAAACAAATGAAACTAAAGTATTAATATTAGGCCAAGACCCATATCACGGTATAAATCAAGCCACTGGTCTGTGCTTTGGAATAAACGAAAATGTTATTATCCCCCCATCTCTCAAAAATATTATTAAAGAACTTAAAAATGATGTAAATATTAATTTAACTAATAATAGTTTAGAAAATTGGGCACAACAAAATATTTTAATGCTTAATGCATCATTAACTGTAATTGAAAAAAAACCCAATAGTCAAGCAACTTTATGGTCCGAATTTACAGATTTTATTATTGACGAATTAAATAATAACGAAGAACCCATTATTTTTGTAGCTTGGGGTGCATTTGCACATAATAAATTAAAAAATATTGATACTTCTAAACATAGTTTAATTGTCTCATCTCATCCATCCCCGTTAAGTGTTTATAAAAAATATAAAACTTTTCCTGCATTTCAAAATTCAAAACCATTTTCACAAATTAATGAAATATTACAAAAAAATAAAAAAACTTTAATAAATTTTTAAAATTATTTTTTTAATTTTGAGAGAAACAATAAGTATTTATTTCATTTTTTTTACTGGAATTATTAAATCAAATATACTTGGTCTTTGCATTAAATTTTTCGTTAAACATTGCATTATTAATGCTTTATGGAGATTTGGCAATTTACGCATAACATATTTATTACTGATTATTGCCCTTCTATAACCCATTATATTTGCTGAATTAAAAGGCAAACGATTGTGTAATATTTCAAAAATAATTATTCCAACTGCCCATACATCAACTGCAAAACCATCGTACAATTTATTATATCTAAATAATTCTGGTGCCATATAAGGAACAGTTCCGCAAATTGTTTTTAAAGGTTTATCAGCTATTTTTGCAAAACCAAAATCGCATATTTTTAATTTATTATTTTCAAAGAGCAAAATATTTTCTGGTTTTAAATCTCTATGTGCAATTTTAAAATGATGAATATATTGTATTGCTTTTATAATTTGTTCAAACATGTTTGTTGCTTCATAAATATTGAATTTTCTATATAAAATACTAATTTTTCTTTTTAATGTCATATTACCTAATTCCATTATTAACCTACAGTTTCTTTGTGTATTTAAAGTATTAAATAGTTCTACAATAAAACAATCTTTATTTTTTTGATTTAATAGTTTAAATATATTCAATTCATTATTAAATAAAAATAATGATTCTCTATTATTACGCTTGAACAT